ACGACTTCATATTGGTCTGAATCCGGGTCTTTGGTCATGTTGTTTATGACTCGCCCAGTCAGATCCTCTTTATGCCACCGCGTCTGTGTGATAGCGATTCGACCCCCGCGCATCAAACGCGTACGCGCGCCGTATGCGAACCAATTGTAAGTAGTCTCTAGCGCAGAAAAATTTCCCGCAAGTAAGTCCTGCTCCGAAACCGGATCATCAATGAGTAGCAGATCAGCGCCACGACCAGCCAGAGCAGAGCCAACACCACAAGCAAAAAACTCGCCGCCGTGATTAGTGTTCCAGCGACCAGATGACTTAGAGTCTGCCGCAAGGGACACATCGGGAAATATCTCCGCATACTTGTCGCTCGCTATGAGGTTACGTACTTTACGACCGAAATCTACCGCAAGATCGGTAGTGTGCGACACGAGGATTATACTCTTGGTTGGGTTCTTACCGATAAACCACGCTGGGTATAGCAGCGACGTGATGTTAGAGTTATGCGTTGGTATGTTTGTTTTCCCGACAAGATATAACCCGTCTTCCGCTGCCACTTGAATGCACCGTCCCATGCTCGGGGACACGCGCCGAATTTCCCGTATTGATATGCGTCGCCGAGACGCAAACTTGCGTGTTTTTTTACGGTCTATAACAACAGGCAACGCCTCAGTTGGGTGAAACGCCACGTGAAACACCGTTTGTTTCCCCTGGACCCCCGAGCTAGACATTCTAGGAGGGTCATACGTAACGCGTCCCCTAAACCCGAGCCCGTTTACTAGATCCAGCGTGCCCTTGACCAACATTTCGTTGGTATTAGAAAACCGGTACCGCCCAGTTTTTGGGTTGTAGCTCCCATCCGTGTCTATCAGCCCCGCCAACAGGAGTAGCCGATCTTGTCGCGACGCGCGTAGATACTGCTCCGGAATATGTTTATTATCCCGTACACCTAGGCTTGCGAGATCCGCGCTAAAGGCGCTGAGCTTTCCCCGCCCTACAGGCACCCCGCTGGCGGTGGTTGCCCACGACACTGTCGTCACACCCGTATCCTTATGCACGTGCCGGGCGGATTCTGGAACCCCGAGAAAGGACGTCACAGCGGTGAATATGTCCTCATCAACTCCAGTTATACACGGCTTTCCTCTGGACCCATCCCCTAACCAAGCGCCTAAAACGTACGGATGTAATGGCAACTCGGTATTAGGATACTCTAACGCCTCCGCGTCAGGAAGCTGCCACTTAGCACGACTACCTCTAGTCCCGCGCGCATATAACCATACCTCGCGCTCCAACTCCTTAGTTTCGCAGTTCTTTAGCTTTTGAGGCCACGCACTCAGGGAATACACCGACCACTCATGGTTCTCGTGGCACTTAATCACTTCGCCGTTTGAAAACTCAACCTCGACGTCGCACTCAAGATCTTCTCCTAGGGCCACAACTTCCGTCGGCCGCCCGTCTAGACCAAATACAAAGTCGCCCGGGCGTAAATCACCGTGCAACCGATACCCCGAGGGGGTAGGAACCAATGTATCATGTGCACACAGCTTACCGTGACGCGGAGGCATATTGACACATACACGGTCTTTAGCGCCCGCTTCGACGCTCATGAGCTCGTTCGCGAGGATCCGGTGGTGCGTGCCTACGGTAAACTCTTCTTGCATGTGTTTAGCGAACTCGATCAAGTCGCCTTGACACTTCTCCACGTGCTCCTGATTATTCAGGTTCTCCAGGGCTTCGTACAGAGACTGGATCTCTACGTCCGATAGCTGGTCCACGTTGTTGAGGAGTTTCTGGATGTCAGCCCGGCTGAAGCCGCTAAGCGTCGTCATCTGCGTCCCCTAGCTCTGTATCGACGTCAATCTCTTGGAACGGTACGTCCTGGGGGCCTTCTTCTGCGGCCACTATCTTCTGCAGCTTAGCCTTGAGCTGCGCTCGCATATCATCGGCAGTTTGGTGCGTGACCGTGATCTCTTGTCGGTCCGTAAACAGCCCCACGGGCGTCATTTTACCGATCAACTCCACCGCGCGGAGCTGGATCTTCTCGTCTTCACTCTCGGACAAGTGCACGAGCTTGTTAATCGCTAGATATCGCAGCTGTGTCGCTGACTCGACGACGTTATGCCCCCACTCTTTGAGTACCTTATCAGTAAAGAGGATCTGTGAGGGGGTCATACGGCCCACACGAGCCGGTGTAGCGGACTTATTCGTCTCCTCGGGTTCTTCTGCATACGAGAGAACTAGGGCCGTGACGGGCTCCAGATCGACTTCCTCGGGGTCTACGTTCAACCCATTACGCGCCAAAAGCTGCACCGTGGCCGATGCAGCTGCTAAGCGGTCGCTCAAGTCGTCTAGGCCGGGGCCTACTTGTGTATACGCCCCCCGCACGGTTTTAGCCGGCAGGGGGATACCCGCATCAGGTACGGATGTCAGTGCCATTTATGGCCTCGCAACAGTTACTCCCATCTGACCCTGGTACTTACCGTGTTTGGCATCGTACGTGAGCTCGGGTTGAGCGGTACGCGTGAACTGAAACTGGCAGATACCCCGCCATGGGTATATTCGTACACTATAGGGCGTATGGTTGTGGATTTCCAGTGTTACCTGGCCGGCCCAGCCGGGCTCAATGGGAGTGACGTTCACGTGAATGCCGCATCTGGCATATGTTGACTTGCCATTACACACTGCAGCGACGTTGTGGGGCATGTCGAATGTCTCGACCGTATGCCCGAGCATAAACCCAAACCCGTCGAGCAAAAAGTACGACTGGTGCCCGAGTGGGTGCGTCTTTGCCTCCTCCGCGTCAAATTGGTGGAGCTTCGCCCGCTCAAGCGGTAGCGGATGCGTGGAAAAACTAGCCGGGTCTACGACGCGCGTCATGTCGTCCTCCATTATGACATCCTTGACGACGTAGGCAACGGGAGACAGCCTGGCATCATACCCAACCGTCGATACCCCCGCAGAGATGGGCAACTGCGCATACTGCTCCTCAGTGAAGTCTTTGAGCATACCCCGCTTAGCGAGGCGACGAATTTCGTGGTCAACGAGCAGTGTCATAGGAAGCCCTCCGATACAAGGCCATGTTTAAGCGACTCCAGCAGCCAAAGGGTCTCGTCATTTCGCAGGGAGTTAGTGAAGTATTGCAACCGATGTCCACCATCCACAGGGACGTACCCCACAATTACTACGTCTCCGAAACCCGCTTCCGCTGCACTCTTTAGTGCCTCCTCTACGGACGCTCCCTCTTCGGGAGGCGCGTCACCTCCAAACAGGTTCACCACATTACCATCGCTCATGCGAATAACTCCTCTAACTCTTTACGATCACGCCGGGGCAGTCCAGGCGCCTTAGACCTCAGATATGTAGCCATGCTGTCCAGATCATCGCCGGACGCATACGCAGGCTGCAACAACTCCAGATACTTAACAGCCGCTTTGAGGGTCTCAATCTGGCTCTTAGAGAGTGTTACCGCGTCTCGCTGGTACTCAACCCAGGCCGCATACGCCATAGGGCACCACTGCATAACAAGTGTCGCCAAGGCGTCCGCGTACGCGCGGATCTCAGCCTGTGCGTGCGGATGGCTCCGGAGCTTGATGAAATGAAAGAGGTTGTGCAGGTCGATCTTCCAATACATCTCAGTGTATGTGCTGAGCGGAAGGACGAAGCGGGCTTGCTCACGTGCCATGTTATTTTGTGGGTCTCCAGCAGAGGACACCGCCAGGTCATACCAACCAAACGCGGTCTCCATACATGAGAGGTAACTGTTTTTCACGTTCTCTTGGCCCCCCATCGCCTCTCCGCTCCCCTGCTTGTTGTCTGCTGACTGGCTATACCACGTATCTGGCATATAGAACTCATTCGCAAGGACAGAATACCGTCCACTGATCTCGTTCACGTTGGCTGTTCGGTGCCTGATCCACTGCCTCGCAACAAAAATCGGCATCTTCAAGTGCGTTTTGATCTCGCACATCTCAAACGGAGAAGTGTGGCGATGCTTCATCAGGTAATTAAGCAGTCCCTGATCTGAGGATACCCCCTTTGTTCCATCTCCGTACGACACTCGTGCTGCCTGCACGATCGCTGCATCGTCTCCCATCGTATCAATCACCCTCACGAACCCATGGTCGTGCACGGGTATGTTCTGCCCCGTTATATCCGTCATACTGAGCCCCCTTCTTGCTCTCACGCGATGCCGACGGCACCGACTACCTTCACCCGTCGCTCGTCGAACTCCTGGGTGTTAAAACTCCGCTCGTACTCTCCGAAGGCCTTTACCCAGGACTTGACCAGATCCGACCGAACGATGTCCTCGATGCCGAGCCGTACATGCGCTACAGGCACGTTATGCCGTGTCACCACGTCCAAGAGCGGCGCGAGCCCGCTGTGGTACGTCAAGTCCGTCTGGTCGATATCTCCGTCCAGCACCAGTTTAGACCCAGTCCCAGTACGTGTGACCAGCATTTTCAGCTGCTCGTAGGTCATGTTCTGCGCCTCGTCCGCGATTATGTACGCGTCATCGAATGAGCGCCCCCGCATTGTCTCTAGGGGTATGATCTCGATATGTTTGTGCTCTAGCGCGTAGGCAACGCGCGTAGCACCAAGGAATCTCTCAAGCACGTCACGCACCGGCGCGGCCCAGGGAGCCATTTTCTCGTCTTGCGTGCCCGGTAGATGACCTAACTCCGGCCCAGCCGGCACATTCGGACGCGTGAGTATAATCTTTCGTATAGCTCCGCTCTTTAGAGCGAGCGCCGCATGCCCCGCGGTCATGTATGTCTTGCCAGTACCCGCCGGGCCGGTGATAATCACCTGGTTATGGGATTTTAGGGCTCGTAGCACCGATATCTGGCCTGGGGTTTTGCCGTGGAGCTCTGTTTTTAGCGTCGGAGGCGGTGTGGGTCGCTCTTGGGTGTTTTGTCGCTCCTGGCGGGTTTGTCGGTTTTGTCGCGTCTCTCGTACACGTTGACGTTTTCCCACGTAGACCCTCACTATGACTGCTTAACCAACGGTTTTTCCCACACGGCGCCGGTGAAGATGTCCTGCGCTGTGGTATGGAACAGCGTAGCCAAATTCTCGGCACGGGGCAAGCTCAGAGAGACCTCTCCGGCCTCTAACATAGACACAAGTCCCTGACTTACGTTCAGATGGGCGGCGAGATCGACCTGGGTCATCCCCTTTTCGAGCCTAAGATCGCGCAGCGTGAGGCCAATCTCCCGGTCCAGGTCAGTCCTTGCCATCGCGCTCGTCAATAAACCGCACCACCAGCTCTGCGTAGCCGGCGATATCATGCCAGGAGTCACGATGCAGAGTGTCCCCAGTGACCAGACGCGATAGTTTTGCCGCGATCATGAAGCACGCATTCTCGACAACCGCCTCAGCGGGGGTGCTCTCGCGAACAAACCGCGTGTCATTGGCATGCAACGCCGACTTAAGCGTATCCCGCAGCTCCATGGCAAC